GCGTGTGATGTGAACATTGCAATCCCAACATTCTTCAATAAGGTATGTTCTCTAACTGATCCAAAAGACGGCTACATGAAGTTTTGGAAGTTCCTCATGACTTTTCTTCCTAAGCCATCTATTCTGAATCCATATACGTATCGTGAGATATTGAACACGTTGTTTGAGGGTGAGGTTGTGTTCGCCCCTTGCATGAGTTGGAATTCTCCACAGTTGGCTTTCTATTCCACCAATTTCAGTCACTTCATTTCGACTGATGTGATTCCATCAGTTATTGAAAATGGTAAGGCACTCCATCAGGATTGGGAAGAATGGAATACCGCCCGTGCGTGCTTCTTTCCAGAAGACAAAACTATTGACCTTTATTGCTGTCCCTCAGAACAGTTACAGAAGCGGTATAAGTTTGTAGACAAGTATCGCAACAAGGTTGATGCTGTGTTGTTCTGCCCACCATACTTCGACCTTGAGGTATATAGTGATGGTGAGCAGAGTACCGAGTCATTTCCCGAGTATGAGGATTGGCTGAGAAATTATTGGGCAGAGACAGTAAAGACTTGTGTAGCGGTGATGAAGTCCGGTGCTAGGTTTGGTTTTGTTGCCTCTAATTACAAAAAGAACAAATCGTGGCGAAATGTATCGGATGATATGGGTGAAGTGTGTAAGAACCATAAGGATTTGTTCCTAGTAAAGAAGTATAAGATTTTGTGGAATTCCTTTGACAAGAAAACCAAAACCGGAAAGCATGAGGAAGGCAATTATGAAGACCTCTGGCTCTTCGAAAAGAGATAACTCTAATTTCAGAATGTACTAGACTTGCTCCACCAACTCTGATATAATAAGAGCATGTACGGGCTAATACCACAAGCCCGTCATAACTTGTAATGACAATTGTGGTAATGATGAGGTAATTGATATGAGTCTGACTCTCAAGGAAAAGCTGCTCCGCAGCTTCGACAATCCGGTGTATAACACCTTCACTGCGGCGCAGGCTGCGGCTCGTTACGGTGTGTCGCCGGGTTCTGTCACAAAGGCTGTTCGCGAGCTTCGGCTTGAGGGCAAAGCCATCTATCGCAATCGCAAGACGTTTGAGGGGCGCACGATTAACGTGTATCGCCTCGGCAAGCCGTCGAAGCGGTTCACCCGCAACATGCGTGCGGGACGCACCGAGATTGCGCTGGCTGCTCTCGACGGGCGCGTGTAATCGCAATAAGAGTGCCAAACTAGAAGGCATCAACAAGGCGCGGGTTCTCCGCGCCTTGTTCGTTTTGGGGTGGACTTTTCATGGAGAATGGTGTAAACTGTGCTATATACATCTGAATCGCTATTCCCTCTGATTGGAGTCATTATATGCAGCTTGAAATTTCGGTAGATGAACTTCGCAAAGTGAAACTGTTTGTAGCCACACCCATGTACGGTGGCATGTGCCACGGCATGTATGCTAAGTCAGCATTAGACTTACAAGCCTGTTGCGCACAGTATGGCGTCGAAGTGAAGTTCTCATTCATCTTCAACGAATCCCTGATCACCCGCGCACGTAACTATCTGGTAGACGAATTCCTTCGCTCCGGTTACACTCACCTTCTCTTCATTGACGCGGACATTCATTACGATCCTCGCGATGTAATTGCACTTATCGCATTGAAGAAGGATATCATCGGCGGTCCATACCCGAAGAAGTCTATCAAGTGGGGATCGGTCATTGAAGCTATCAAGAAGAATCCAAACATTCAGCCGCTAGAACTTGAAAAGGTCGCGGGTGATTTTGTATTCAATCCAGTTCCCGGCACCGAGAAGTTCTCCATTGGCGAACCGATTCCGGTTCTGGAAATCGGTACTGGCTACATGCTGGTCAAGCGTGAAGTCTTCGACAAGCTTAAAGAGAATTTCCCCGGTATCGAATACAAGCCGGATCATGTCGGGCAAGCCAACTTTGATGGTAGCCGTATGATTCACGCTTACTTCGACACCGTGATTGATTCGAAGGAATCGTACATCGGCGGCGGCTCCATGCGCTATCTGAGCGAGGACTACATGTTCTGTCAAATGTCAAGAAAGATTGGCATTGATATCTGGCTCTGCCCATGGATGAAGACACATCACATCGGCACCTATGCATTTACGGGCGACATGGCAGCAGTCGCTAACTACGTGGGTTCTCTATAATATGATCATTGGTTTGGTTGGCTTTATTGGTAGTGGCAAAGGCACTATCGCGGACATGCTCGTTCGTAAGCATGGATTCATCAAAGAGAGTTTCGCCAATGCGGTCAAGGATGCGTGCGCTCCCATCTTTGGATGGAATCGTAAAATGCTTGAAGGTGATACACCAGAGTCGCGTCTATGGAGAGAAACACCTGACGAGTTCTGGACTCAAGCTTTCGGAAAACCCTTTTCGCCGCGCTATGCTCTGCAACTCATGGGAACCGAAGCAGGACGGAATGTGTTTCATCGTGACGTATGGGTTCTATCCCTGATTCGGCGCACGGATCCCGAAAAGAACTACGTGCTGGCTGACGTTCGATTTCCGAATGAAATTGACATGATTCGTGAGCATGGCGGCAGAGTCATTCGCGTGCGCCGTGGTCCGGAACCTGAGTGGTATGACACTGCGGAAGCCTACAACGTGTCTACCAATTGGGACGGCAGCATTCAGCAGATGAAAGCATTTCCTGATATCCATTACTCCGAGTGGGCGTGGATTGGTAAGGGGTTCGATGCCGAAGTCTCTAATTCAACTACACTGGAAGACCTTGAGAAAAAGGTTGCCAGCCTCACCAAACTTTGATACAATGGTAATACTATGAAGCTAAGTGAACAAACAATCGAAATCCTCAAGAATTACGCCACGTTGAATCCGGCGTTACAGTTTCGGAAGGGAAGCGTACTCACGACTATTACACCGACCAAGACGGTCTTCGCATCCACAAGAGTAGTAGAGTCCTTCCCTTCTGATTTCATCATTGGCGACCTGAATGCGTTTCTGTCCAAGCTAACTCTCTACAAGGATGCGGAATTGGAATTTGAGCCAGAGCAGATCACCATTAGATCTGCGGATGGTAGGCGTAAAGATACCATTCGTGGTAAGGTGGCTAAGGTGGTCACGCTGCCGGATCCAAACAAGAAGATTTCTCTCGACAATCCCGACCATACGTTTGAGTTGTCACAGGAAGATCTGCAATGGCAGCGCAAGAGTGCTGGTATCTCTGGTTCCATTCACATGATCATTCGTGGTGACGGAAAGAAGGTCTACCTACAGTCCTTGGACGTAACCAATGATAGCTCGGATGTATCGTCCACCGAGATTGGTACCACAACGGATACGTTCCGTTATGTGATCAAGCTGGAAAACTGGAAGATGCTTGACGGGGCGTATCGTGTTAAGCTGACTAAGGGACTGTCTAAGTTTGAACACAAGGATAGACCTGTCGAATATTACATTGCAATTGAATCGAAACTTTCGGAGTTCTAATTATGGGTAGAGTATTTACACAGCAGCAGAAAGTTGCTCTCAAGTCCTGTCTTCAAGAGGGATCCAACTCGCTTGTCCGCATCGAAGCGGAACGCGACAACATCAAGGAAATCGTGACCCGCATGGCGTCGGAGTTTGAACTGCCGCGCCGACTGTCACGAAAGTTAATCCGTGTCTACCACAAGCGCAATCTTGAGGAAGAGCAGGCTGAACAGCAGGAGCTTGCGGACACCTACGAAACCATTACTAAGTGAGAACCGACATGTACGGCAATGAAAAGAATCCTTCTTACGGATCTGGATCTGTGAGCTATGGTCCCGAAACAGCATCCATGGATCCCTACACCACACAGATTCTCAATCGGTTGAGCGAGGCTGATAAGTATCTCACTGAGGTTACGATTCAGCTATCACGTATTGCTGATAAGCTGGTGGGTGCAAGTCCGGAAGCGGCAATGTTGGATAGAGTGCCTGTCGCCAAGTCTACTCTCGGCGGCGGCATCATGGAACAGATTGTCGGGCAGGCTAATATCCTGTCTCGCAAGATCACCGACCTTGGTAACATTGCCAATCGTCTACAGTCTCTTTGATAACGGCACCCTAGGTTAAGTGGGTAAAGGGTGTCCTCTCATGCAGAACCGGAATGATGACACCCCCGTTATCAACGACTACACCTATTACGTCTTTGAAGAGATAGAGAAACGTGGACTCCAATTCGCAATCCCCGAAAAGTGGAAGCCTCTATACAGAGCATTCCTTAGAGAGCGCAAACGACGCCGTACAAATCCCTTTTGGGGAATTGTGGCGGAATTTAGAGAATACGGTGAAGAACAACAATCTGATTGGTCCGACACCGCACGTTATTCAGACGATTTCGGAGATAAGGATCCAAAGACTTGAGAAGCGCATTCGAAAGCTTATAGAGCAGCGCGACCATTATAAGGATCGGGTTGCCGTGCTGACCGAAATGCTCAAACTGTATCCCTTTATCATGAATCGGTGGGAAGACTATCAGAAGCGCAAGGCTGACATGCAGCGATTGCGTGACTATGATAAGTTAGTTCCACTATTGGAGCGTGACAATGACAACCTCAAAGCTGAAATCAAAAGGCTCACCGAAGCAGGGTCCGATTCGCGGGTTTCTGACGGGACAGAACAATAACGTCTACCATTCCCGCTATGCCTATGGTATAATGTACCGTGGTAAATTGCTCGGTGGTATTAGCAATCCGATATTCTTCACTCTAGAGGAGGCAAAGGGGTATATTGAACTTACTAAGCAATGTAAGATCGTCAAAATCCGTGTGACGCATGAAGTGATTGCCGAGGTTATAGTATGAGTTATTTGTGGGTTGAGAAGTACCGTCCGCATACCATCGAAGACTGCGTATTGCCGGAACGCCTCAAGACGGTATTCCAAGAGTTCATCAAGCAGGGTGGCATTCCTCATCTGATTCTGGCGGGTACGCCGGGAACAGGTAAGACTACAGTGGCTAAAGCCCTGTGTAACGAGCTAGACCTAGACTTCATGTTCCTGAACGGTTCTGACGAATCGGGCATTGACACGTTCCGCATGAAGATCAAGAATTATGCCTCTTCCATGTCACTCACAGGAAGCAAGAAAGTCATCATCATTGACGAGGCTGACTACTTGAATCCTAATTCAATCCAGCCTGCTCTGCGCGGAGCCATGGAAGAGTTCGAAGAGAATTGCCGCTTTATCTTCACTTGTAACTATCGCAATCGAATTATTGAACCGTTGCAGTCACGGGCTACCGTCATTGAGTTCAAACTCAAGGCTGACGAGAAGCCGAAGATGGCGCGAGACATGATGCGCCGCATTGAGCATATTCTCAAGCAGGAAGCCGTGCCATACAACGCAAAGGTGCTGGCTGAGGTAGTCATGAAGTTCTTTCCTGACTATCGTAAGACGATCAATGAGATTCAAACTTATGCCGTGCGCGGCGAGATTGACGAGGGTATCCTGTCCATCGTTGCGGACGTATCCATTACGGAGCTAGTGCGTGCGCTCAAGGAACGCAACTTCCGCGATATGCGACAGTGGGTTGCGCAGCACGGCAATGACGATGCAGCCCGACTGTATCGCAAGGTCTACGATAGCCTCTATGATGTTCTTAAGAAAGAAACGATTCCAAATGCGGTGATCATTCTTGCACGATACCAGTATCAAGCCGCGTTCGTCGCGGATCAGGAATTGAATCTGGTTGCGTGCCTCACTGAGCTAATGGCTGAGTGTGAGTTTGCGTAATGGCGGATCTATTCAAAGAAATCCTGCCGTCCATCCTGCAAACGAAGCAGCATTGTCTACATACGGAGCAGGACGAGAAAGCCTACCCACATTTCATAGTCAATCGGGCACTGTCGCAGTTTCCCGATACCGTCCTGATCGCCAACGAAATCAACAAGTATCCGTCAGCCGACAATAGACTCAAATATGACTTTCTGCTAAATATGGTTAAGCCTTATAGACGCCCGTTTTCAAAATGGGCGAAGAAGGTGGAGCCAGTTGATTTGGAAGTCGTCAAGCTCTATTATGGATTCTCGGATGCCAAGGCTCTTGAAGCTCTACGTGTCCTGACGCCGGAACAGATCAACTCACTGAAAAAAGAACTGAACACAGGTGAGTAATCATGAGCCTAGAATCTCTAGTCGAAGTCGAACTTGCGGAGAAGAACGACTTTCTCAAGGTGCGGGAAACCCTAACCCGAATCGGCGTTGCAGCAAAGCAGCAGAACGTCCTCTATCAATCCTGCCATATTCTGCATAAGCAGGGGCGCTACTACATCGTCCACTTCAAGGAACTGTTTGAACTGGACGGTAAGCCTAGTAACATGTCCGAGAATGATGTAGCTCGCAGGAACACAATCGCAAACCTGATGGCAGAGTGGGGATTGGTCAAGCTATCCAACCCACAGAAGTCATCGGATCCCGTAGCCCCTCTAAGTCAAATTAAGATTCTTCCTCATAAGGAAAAGGCTGATTGGCAGTTGGTGGCTAAGTACAACATCGGTAAGAAAAAGAAGCCTGAAACTACTGAGTAACAAAGTGAGGTTATTATGGATTCTGTGACTGTTCAACTCTATCGGCTTTCTGATGATGTTCCTGTGCCAGCTTACGGCACCTCTATGGCGGCGTGCTTTGACCTGTCCTTTCAGCCGACAGGTCGTTTCTCTATTCAGGGGTACGACAAGTACAACCAACCCTGTGATCGTATGTGTTATTCTGGCTCTGTAGATATTCAACCACAGGATCGCATTCTGGTGCCTACAGGATTGATCATGAAGATTCGGGATCCTAATATGGTCAATTATGAGGCACACCCAACACATTACCCATATCCCGACACTCTTAATAACTATTCGATTCGACTACACGCTCGTAGCGGTATGTCGCTCAAACAGGGATTGGTATTAGCCAATTCTGAGGGTGTCATTGACGTAGACTACCAGAAGGAAATCTTCGTCATGCTTACCAACATTAGTGCTATGAACGTGCGTATCAATACGGGTGATCGTATTGCACAAGCTGAAATCGTAAAACAA